GCCTTCACTGGTGTATCGCGTATTTTCTCTATTTACGCCGGGTTTTAGCACTAACTTCTTTAACGGCATAATAATCCTTCATCTAACAAAAGTTAGTTTAACCGCATTATGTAACAACTTTTACGTAGAAGATACCACACCTGTCAAGTTTTTTCCGCTATTAATTCATGCTCAGTAGGGTCAAAGCGCGTGCTTTTTCTTTTGTTGTCCTGCGCGGTAATAATCTGGAGATTGGCTGCTGTGTGTAGACCGCAAACGTCTGGGTGAGATATGGGGATTATATGGTCTACGCAATACTCTTCGCCGGTTTCTAGAGTAAGTCTTTGCGCCTGTAGGTATATCTCTTGTACTTTTATCTGGTCCGCTTTGTCTCTGATCGTGGCTTGTCGCACCCGCACCTTGCGTGCTGACCTGAACTTCTTTCTTTTGTAGGGGTTGAGTTCTCGTCGTTTACGAGCTTTTTCTACCTTGCGGTTTTTTACTTCTTCGTTGTAGTAGCTTTGCCAATACTCTTGCCGTTTTTCTTTCGGCCTTCTTTCCCACTTTAAGCGGTTGCACTCTACGCACGTGCGGCTGTTTGTGTAGCGTTCGGCGTAGTGCCCGTGCTTACAGGGTTTGCCGGTGTAATAACGTATGTAGCCTATGGCTAGAGCTTCTTGACGGGTCAGTATTGGTTTGTCCATCTGCCCGCTTCCTTATCACTGGAGCTTGCCTGTACGGATAATTTCCGTAACTTTTTTAGACCTTGGCTCACCGACTTGTTTCGCCCACTTACTGTCTAGGAATTCGTCAGCGGCTTTGTCATATAACCCTTCAGCCATTGCAGCCAGTGCTTTGCGGAACGTCAATAAGCTGGGCAACCCCATGTTAAAGCATAGGTCTACAATAGCGTATTGCCTTGGCTCGTCGAGGTCTCTAAACCATGAAAAGCAGTCCAGTTCTTGGTAGCACAGCTGTATGTCGTTGCGAAGCATGTACTCAGCTTCATCATTTGTAATGCCACGGTCTTCTAGGTTTCTGCCATAACCAATAGTTAGCTTACCCGCAGGGCAGTGATAGGGTTTTAGGCGCAGCCCCTCGTGGTGCTTTATCATGTCGATAAGGTAGTTCATTTGATTTTGTTCCTTAACACACCCTCAAACGCACCGCCGCCGAAGTAGAAGAAAACAATCGTCAGCATAATCTCACCGATGTAGAAATCTCCAAGAACCGCTTTTACTGCGTCTATATCACCCTCACCAAGCAGAGTCATTGTTAGAACTAAAACAAAACTTGTTAGAAAAGTAACAGCAAACATAACCGCCAAGTAACGTTGAGCTATCTTAAATGGGGCGTAGGCTTGTAGCAGATCGGTCTTAGCTTTTGATTTAGCTTGAATTTCTTCCTCAGTGGAAGTGTGCATGTCATCAATTAGCTGTAAGCCTTTCTCAATGACATCGCCTGAGCCAAAGATCTTACCAAGAGCTTGCCACATATCAACCCCTTAAAACCGCGCTGGCTATCACGAAGACAGCATAACAGCCTATTAGTCCGAGACAGCTAGCAACAACAATACTTACATACTGCAAGCGTTTATTAATCTTTTCAATCCTCTCGTTACGCTCTAAAAGCCTAGCCTTGCGAGCTTCTGCTTGAAACTTAACAAAGTCATCCCACAGACCTGCTCGACCGTAGTATTGCATCAATTCTCTAAGTCCGTCTTCAGCTTGCTTGATCTGCTCAAGTGCCGCAAACTCTTCAGCGTCACTCGTAAAACTGTTCTTTTTTGCTTGACGTAACTTGAGGTCTTCTTTCGCTGTAGTCATCTGACCAATGTAACTAAAACAGTCGGTCAAATCCCTGCCGTTCGCTACAAACTCTTTAACTACCGAGTAAGCGGCATTGAAGGCAGCGAGTTCCGCAATCACTTTTCTGCCTTACTCTCTTGTATGAGTTTAAGTATTTGTCGGATGTCTTGGCGCTGTTCTTCGACCATCTTAAGGATATGTTTTTGGTCTGCGTTGAGAACGGCTGTGTCTTTTTGGATATCGGATATGGAGGCTTGCATTTGTTCTTGTTTGGCTTGCAGTTGGGCGATCTGTGCGTCTGCTTGTTCTTGCCCGTCTGCTAGAGTTGTGTAGGCTACGCCGACTGAAAAAATTAGAACCGCGCTTGTGCTTATTACCTCTGCGGAAATTATCTTGTTCCAGTCGAAAGCCATCTCATTACTTCTCCGAAAGAGGTTGTGTGGTAATGAATCTAAGTATAACTATACCACTAGCTATCGCACAACCAATAATGGCTTGGACCCACGGACTAGGTATGAATCCAACAAAGCCTTGTAGTACAGAAAGCACTGCTATAGCGATACCGAACTGCACTGTACGTGATTTAAGAGCTTGTTTAATTTGATTCATTAGTTAGCCTCCAAAGCAGCTACACGAGCTGATAGTTCTTGCACAGCAGCAACAAGTAATGGTACTAATTTGGATTGGTCAATACCTTGGTATACTGGGTTGCCTTCATTGTCAACAGCATCCTTCTCTCCTGTGATCGCTTCAGGCACTACTGGTGTTACTTCGTGCGCTAGGAAACCATCAACAGTCTTGGTAGGGTCTGATGTAAAGTTAAACCGTACAGGATTTAAGTTATCTATACGGGCTACAGCGTTATTAAGAGAAACTACATTTTCTTTTAAACGATAGTCTGATGAGGTGTTGTATGCTGTAGATGTTGTTGTGGTAACAATAGTGCCAACCGTTGTAAAGTTTACTGTAAACGTAGCAACAGTTCCTGCTACAGTCGATCCCCATTGAAAACTATCAGTGTTATAACTTAATCGAATTTTTGATCCTACAGTTAAACCTAAAGCTGTAATTTGAGCAATTTCAGAACCATTAGAAGAGAAAGCAATCGTTCCACTCGCTGCCCTGTACCATCCGGTGTCCGCATCATTTGTAAATGTTATTGACGGGGACGCAGCAGACCCGTCTCCAAACTGCCCGTTAAACCCGATTTCAACAACATCAGTTCCGTCTGTAGAGCTATAAAGTTTGTTGTTGGTTAAGTCTAGGACTGGCTCTGCCGCTGCAACAGTGCCGCCAGTTGGAGCACCGGATGATGTGTTTAGAGTAATCTCAGTGCCGGAACCGGCTATAGATCCGCTGTTTATATCAATCCCAGTAACCGGGGTTGTACCGTCTAACTTATCGTTTACAGAATCTAATTGGGTCTGTATCCCACTGGATACACCAGTAACATAGTTAAGCTCGGTGGTGGTGAGTGTAGCCCCGTCTAAAATGTTAAGTTCTGCTGCGCTTGCGGTTACACCGAAATCTGACAAAGCTGAAGGTAGGGCGTCTATCTGAGTCTGTATCCCACTTGTTACGCCATCAACATAGTTCAGCTCAGTAGTGGTAAGTGTTGCACCGTCTAAGATATTTAGTTCCGCCGCGCTTGCGGTTACACCAAAATCTGACAAAGCTGAAGGTAGGGCGTCTATTTGAGTCTGTATGTTACTTGTTACACCATCAGTGTAGTTAAGTTCGGTGGTAGTTGCTGTTATACCATCTAGGACGTTTAATTCAGTCGTAGTTGCTGTTACACCCAGTCCAGTTAGGGACGCACTTGCTTGCACGACGTTTGTGCCATCACAGAACACTATACGCACGGTGCTGTCAGGTACATCTACTCCGGTACCACCAGACGTTTTGACTGTGATAACCTGCCCAGTGTCGTTTTTAACTACATATATTTTAGCCGCTGTGGGGCAAATAACTTCTCCAGCGCCAGTCAGTGCCGCTCCAGTATCGGTGAGGACAAGCATCGCCGCACGGGATTCGGACGTAGTGCCGTTGGCAGTTGTAAGTGTGTGCAGGTTAGTAGACCAAGTATTGATTGTAGCTAGACCCGCAATAGCCTCTTCTACCATAGAAGTTATGTTGTCATTAACTACGGTACCCCAAGTACCGTCAAGTTCGCCTTGGGTAGGTAGAGCTAGCTTTAACGTCGATGTATATTGAGTTGCCATTTTACGAACCTCATGCTGCTATGTCTATCCAATTTGGGTTTTGTGTATCGTTTACATCCACCCAATTAGGAGTTTGTGTGTCAAGTATATCTGTCCAATTAGGATTTTGGAAATCATCTATGTCGGACCATACTAAAACATTCCCTATTATGCCGTTAGCTTGCACTCCGGTTACAGGTGCGTCTATATTTACGGCTACACTTACGTCGCCTAACAGCCCAGAAGCACTGACTCCTGTAGCGAAGACTTTAGTGACGAGTGCAATAAACACTGTACCTAACTCTGTGGTAGCTTCTACGCCAGTAACCTGAGCGTCCGCGCCTATTGAGACTTGAACTGAGCCAACAGCACCTGTGGCTTCTACTCCGACAACCTGTGCCTCTATCCTTACCGAAACCCCAACCGAGCCAACAGCACCTGTGCCTTCTACACCAGTAAGTTGGATATTAGCATCTGCCGAAACTTCGACTGAACCAACGGCACCTGTGGCTTCTACGCCAGTAAGCTGAACGTTAGCATCTGCCGAAACTTCGACTGAGCCAACAGCACCTGTGGCTTCTACACCAATAAGCTGAACATTAGCATCTGCTGAAACTACAACCGTGCCGAGCTGTCCTGTGGCGCTTACTCCAGATACAACTACATCTACCCCGAAGTTAGCTTCGGAAGCAAAAGCAGCTGAACTAAACGCGCCAGATGAAAACATTTTACACGCCTAAAGTTGGTCTAGTGTTTGGGAAGTCTGGTGTAGACGGCCAGTCTCTTAATCTTTGACGATAATCTGCCATAGCAGCTCTATTGGCTTCTGGATAATCAGAGACCGCCATATACTTATCGGTATCATCAAGCTCTTTATTGCGCCACATTATCTCAATTTGCTCATTTAACAATGTGGGAGAAACAACAACTTCTTCGTAGAATTCAAAGTTTTCCTCTACAAATTCAGAACTGGCAACTATGGTATTTAAAATATTTCCATCTGTATCTTTAATATTGTACTTTGCCATGCCAAATCCTCAGTATTCTACCCAGCCAGTCATAATGTATTTATCTCCACTTAACGGAGGGTTTCCTCTATGAGTATGCGTGAACCCAGCTGGCCACAACAAAACATCCCCAGCTTTCGGTTTTACTCTTAATCCGTAATAAAGGAATTCTGTTTCACCGCCATCTTCAACATCATTCAAAAAAAGAATGTAAGTCAACAGCCTGTTGCAACTACTCCTTCCCATATTTTCTGTATGCCAAATATGATAACCCTGACCGGGACTGGTCTTTTGAACCTTGTGCGTCCAAATGCTATGTTTGTCGTGGTCGTTTAATATCTGAAACTTCTCAACATATTCGCCATACACAACAGGCCAAAAAACCTGATTAAAATCTGAAAGTATATCTAAAGACCTTGCGTCAGTTTCTTGAAATGGAAAATATGCAAAGTCATCTTTTCTTAATTTGTAGCCCTCATCGTTTTGCTGCCTAGAGATAGTGTTGCCAATTTTATGTGATCTTTCAAATTGCTCAATAACTTTTTCACAGTATTGCTTTCCAAAAACACCTTGCCTGTGTAAAATAAAATTTTCTGTTTGCATGATTACTCTTTAAACATATTGAATTATTACCATGCCATCACCGCCAGCGCCACTAGCTAATGGAGTTACGTTACCAACCCTTGCCCCTCCCCCGCCGCCGCCGCCTCCAAGACCGCCATCACTTCCAGAATTATTAACGTCAAGTCCGTTTCCTGTGCATCCACCGCCTCCGCCAAACATTCCAGCATTTGGATGGCCTGAGGTGTTTACTTGAGTAGCGGCGCACCCGCCTCCCGGCCCTCCATTAACATAAGTTAAATTTGTTGCGTCATACCCGCCTGAAGCGCCCTCACCTTTAACTGCTACTTCCGGTAATGTTGGGTTTCCATTTGAAGTGTCCATTCCATTAGAGGCAACAAGCTGAATAACAGTAGGAACACCTCC